GCTCATTGTTTGGTTCTCCTGTTCCGGTCATTGGCGACCGATGAGCCGGAGCATTTCTACTCCGGCCTGTCTGTCGTCAATTTATGGACTTGGGCGGAAAACTGATCCCATCGTAGAACGGGACAACCTCGCCAGTCGGAAGCGTAACAAACCAATCGCCGCCTTTTTGCTTGACCTCATAATCAAGGCCAAACTGCCGCGCGGTCTGATTCATCTTGCGCTTGGTCGTAACCGTCCGCCAACCGCCAGAGTGTAACTTGATCCGGTCATCGTTAAACTCGACAATAGCCGTCTCATGATAAATAATCGCAACGCCTACGAGGTTTTTATAAATTGCCGTTTTATGGCTTGAAAGCTGATGAAGCGCGTGTTCAATGTCCGATTGTAAGGAATAGGACTGCATTACGTAGCCCGCGCCGTATTTCTTGCCTCGATACAAATTCAACCCTGCCGCGCGGCGGATTTTGTCGGTCATGGAAGGCCAGACAAATTTCGGAAAATAATAGCGGGGGTTTCCGTTTATATCGTTGTCGATCCTGATCGCGGTCTTCTCTAATTCTTTCGGTGTCATGGTTTGGTTCTCCAATTAGACGGCCTGTCCGTCTGTGAACCGCATCGGATCGGCTCCGATGCGGTCTGCAAATGGTCAGGCTTGCGCTAAAGTCTTGGCGGCTTGGTGTTTGTTGTCATACTGGACTGGGGCGGTCATTCCGGCTTCTTCCCATGTCCGAAGGCCGCTCTCAACCTTGAACGCATAGAGCGCGGCGTCTCGGTTGTCGGTGTCGTAGTAGCAAACGACCTCCCGATAACTCCCAAAGTCGTGCCGCTCGGCTTTGCTTTCCAGATAAGCACCATCTGGCTCGGCTCCATAAACTTTGCGAAGGGCTTCTATATATGCCTCACATTCAATCCGGTTGAAGCGTTGCGCTCCTTCCGTGATGCCGATCTGGGCGCAGTCTTCGTCGGAGGGGCATGGTCCAATGTAAAGATGATCAATCATGGTATGGTTCTCCAAAGGGTGCCGGAATTGGCAACCCGTGAACCGGAGAGGCTAACCGCTCCGGTCTGCGGGGTGTCACTCCTCGTTTTCTTCTTCCTCGAAGTCGTTCAGATCGTCGAAGAAATCATCTTCGCCTATTCCTTCGCCTCGATCCCGAAAGGCTTCGGCTTCATATTCGGCGCGGGTAGTTGGTTGCTCTGGGTTTCTAGGGTTCATGGTCAAGGTTCCTATTGTTGGATGATTTCCGTCTGGGCTTTGGCTTGCTCAATCCAGTTGCTGAGATCAAGAATTGCTCGGTCAAAGTCTTTCGGCTTGTATCTCTGGCCCGTTATCTTTCCCGCTGTATAAAGCAAATCCTTGTTGCGGGCGTATCGGTTGATCCTGATCCCGACCTTATGGAGCCGGAGGGCAGACTTGAGCGCGATAGCTTGGAACAAGGACGTTCCGTCTTCGCCGGCAAACGAGGTAGCTTCGCCATTTGGTGAGATGGTGACAGGCATGGTCAAATTCTCCTTAGCTTCTTAAACTCGACGGCATAGCCGTTGTTGATGAATAGGATCGTGATTGCGTAGCGGTCTTGGTTTTTGGTGATCCAGTCTTGTTGATCCTGATAGGTTCGGAATGTCTTTTTCTGCCACATGGCTATCGCCTTAAAGGGTTTCAGGTTCTAGCTTGATCTCATAGCCAAGGCTCTTGATGAGCGTCAGGGCTTCACGGGTGAGGGTTTTGGTCTTTAACATCCGAGCGAATGTCAGCGCGGTTTCACAAATCGGATAGATCGCCTCGGTGCCATAGTTGTATTTGATTTTGACTGTAAGTGTCATGGGTTGGTTCTCCGTGTTCGGCATTGTCGCCGGATAGGATCAGGTTTTGAGACTATCGAGCGACAAGGAACAAGCACCAGTGCGCGGTGCTTGTCCGTGTGTCTTGGGTTTCACGATGTAAAACAGCCGAATCAATAATTGCTAGTTAACCGGACAAAATGTCCGACGTCAAACGGAAAAATTCAGGATTTAATTAGTCCAACAATGCCAAGGGTTTATGCGGGGTTGATCGATGGATTGACTGGGGATCGGCGGGGAAAAATTTAAAAGGCCGCAATGCACCTTCTGGCATAGACATACAGAAAGAATAGGTAAGGATAACGGGAAAGGGTAGGTAGGTTATAGGCAAGGGGTAGTAGGGTTAAGGGTAAAGGGTGGGTGAGTTTGATAGATTAGGGGTAGGTTTGATTTGCTGAACCAGTCGGGTTATGATGAATCAATGGGTTAGTGGATCGGTATTAGGATACCACAGGGGGAGGGGTGCCTTTTCCCGTCTAAAAGAGGAAAGTTTGAAATGCCAAGCGGTGGTGCAAGAGCCGGAGCGGGTAGGAAAGCGGGGGTAAAGCTCCCGAAGATCCGTAAGATCAACGTCGATGAAATAATGAACGCGGTCGGGACTGGGCCGGATAAAATGCCTTTGCCTTTCCTTCTGGCCATGATGCACGCGCCAGAGGATACCGGAATTAAATTATCTGAACGGATTCAATGCGCTATTGCGGCGGCTCCATATTGCCATGCCAAGCTAGCCAGTAAGGACCAGAAGGACGAAAGCCGATCGACCTTGCAGACGCAGAGCGATCTAGCATCCGCGCTCCGCGATCTGGCTAGGATCGCAAGACTAAGAGAGAGCGCACCAATCATCGAGGGGGATATACTGGAACCCGCTACTGCGCCGGACAAAATGTCCGCCATGCAGGAAGCACCGGACAAAATGTCCGCCCAGTCAGCAGGACCGGACATAATGTCCACCGGACAAAATGTCCTAGAACCGGACAGAATGTCCGCTCACACTGAGGGTATGGAAGGTGAAATTCTGGGCGAGGATGATGAGGGCGGGGAGGAGCGAGAATGACGACCCGACACCCCCAACGCGCTCGTCACGCGCAGGCCCACACCCCCATGTACCCAAATTCAATTTTTGATTTAATCCCCTCCCAACCAAATTCAAATTTTGATTTCATGAGCAAAGACCAGCTTCTTTCCCGCCTATCCCACCCTGACTCCCGTCTTGTCCTTACTGTTATAGACATGCTTAGTAAGTTTGTTCTTAAGCCAGAGGATGACATTGAGGCTACGGTTACGGCGTCCAAGGATGACGTAAAAATTATGTTCAAGATTGTTAAAAAGCCGACTCCCCCATCTAGCTCTGACCAAAACAAATGATTTGTCCCATCCACCCGAATTCAATTTTTGATTTTTCATGACCAACCCCATCACCCGCATCACCAAAGGCGCTGCCGAGCTTGATGCCACCGGCCAAGAGGCAATTGTTGCCCGTGTTAATTGGCTGAATGAGGCACGGCCCAACCAGATTATACCGGAGGAGACGGACTGGGGTTTTTGTGGTGCGCTTGCTGGCCGTGGTTTTGGAAAAACGCGGATGGGGGCGGAGTGGGCATGGTGGAAGGGCTGGAGTATGCCGAAGAGCCGTGGGGCAATTATTGCTCCCACCAGATACGATGCTCAGTCAGTGTGTATTGAGGGGGAATCAGGGTTTCTTGCCCGTTGCCCTTCTGGCTTGATTTCGGCTTACAATAAGAGCGAGCTTAAGATTACCTTGGTGAATGGAACGATCATTCAGGCTTTCTCGGCCAGTGAGCCGGATCGGTTGCGCGGTCCGCAGCATCATTGGTCGTGGTGTGACGAGTTGGCGGCGTGGGAGAATGGGGACGATGTCTGGGATATGTTGCAGTTTGGTATGCGCTTGGGGGAAAACCCGCAAACCATCTGGACAACGACGCCTCGGCCGACACCGACTGTCCGGAGACTGGTCAATCTGCCGAATACGATTTTAATCCGTGGCAGCACGTTTGATAACGAGAAGAACCTGCCAGCCAGCTTTTTTAATAATCTGACGCAATATAACGGGACGAAGATTGGAAGACAGGAGCTTATGGGTGAGCTTCTGGATTCGGAAGAGGGCGGGATTATCAAAAGGGATTGGATCAATATCTGGCCAAGAGGCGTACACTTGCCACCGTTTCAGATGATAGTAGTGTCTCTTGATACGGCGTTTACGGAAAAGACGAGGGATAAGAAAAGTGGCGACCCTGATCCTACTGCTTGTACCGTTTGGGGTTATTTTGACCACGATGGTCGGGTTGGGTTTCTTCTTCTGGATTGCTGGGAAGACCATCTGGGGATGCCCGATCTTATCGAACGCGCCAAAAAAGAAATGAAAATCAGGTGGGGCGATGATGAGTTTAGAGCTGAAATCAAGCCTAAGTTCGGATCTTCCAAGCCACTCGGAATGGGTAAAAAGCCTGATTATATTCTCATTGAGGACAAAGGCTCCGGTATATCCCTTCGCCAAATGCTCTACCGCGAAGGAATATTTCCAATTGCTTATAATCCCGGACGGGCTTCTAAGCTCCAGCGACTTCACGGGGTCAGCCATCTCTTTGCTGGAGGCTTAGTCTATGTTGTTGAGTCAAAGAAAATGTCAGGCGCACCAGCCACATGGACGGAAAACTGGATGGGCCAGCTTTGTTCCTTCCAAGGGGAAGGGTCAATCAGGCATGATGACTATGTTGACTCCACCACGCAGGCTTTGCGCTGGATGGCGGATAATGTTAGTCTGTCTGTGACAGAAGAGCCTGAAATTGATTACACCCCGCAGCGCGAATTGGTGAACCCCTATGCCGTATAACCCAAAAGGTTTTAATGATATTGGCGGAGAAGCCACCATGGCGCCTTCCGAATTGCAACCGCCTCTCAACTTTGCCGATGGTGGCGCAGTCAACTGGGCAGGGGATTCAACCGTTTATAATACCCAGTCCCAAATCGGGAACATGATGGCAACGCCGGGCGGGTTCTCAGGAATGTCCCGCCAATTCACAAGCCCCTCTCCCATGGCCATGGCTAAAGGGGGAAGTGTTTCATCTTTGGTCGGACGGTTGAGAGAAGAATTTGCAAAGCGCGGTTTAAATTTTGATGCGTTTCTTCAGCACAAATTACGGTCCATGCAGAAATGATGGGTCATATCTTACATCTCATGGCTCGATCCCCCGTTCATTCTGATTGGACGGTTAAGGATATTTGGAGACTCATTATGCCTCCCATCATCCGGGGGTTTTATATTGAGAAGGCAACGCATAATACGATCTGGGGGTTTGCGACTTACGGATTTTTTTCCGATGAGGCGCTGGAAGGATACAGAACCGGAAAGAGAAAGATTCAGGAGTTAGACTTTAACTCAGGCAATAATATCGTTCTTATTGATGTCATTGCTCCTTATGGGGATGCAAAAAACTTGATGTATAGTTTGAGGCAGAGACTTCATGCCGATGGCCATCAAGGTAAATATATCTGGTTTAAAAGAAAATACGCAGACCGTGAAAGATTTGCGAGGGTGATGATATGATTTCTATTATTGACAAGTATCGTCTTCTCGCTGCCCGTGGTGGTGATGGTGGAGGCGGCGGTAGTGGAAGAGATGATAGCAATCTATCAGATCTTTATTCACAAGCCATGTCTTCAGAAAGCACTTTGCGCGATCTTGCCAAAGCAACGGAAAGCCCAAGTTTTTATAGAGACTCAGGCGGACGAGACAGTTCTGATAATGCAGCCGCTGCTAACGCTGCCCGTATTGCTGCTGAAAAAGCGACTTATGAGCAACAACAAGCTCAAGCTGCCGCAGCTCAAAAAGCAGCAGCCGATAACGCAGCTCGCATTGCAGCGGAAAGAGCGACTTACGATCAACAGCAACGTGCAGCTCAAGCTGCCTCTGACAATGCTGCCCGCATAGCTGCGGAAAAAGCATCTTACGAAATGCCGTCTGCACCATCGGCGCCTTCTAGTGGTACATCACTTTCTGATGTTATTAATCAGATAATTGGTATCACCCCCGCTGAAGCTGGAAACAAAGTAATTGGAACGGGCGGGTATTTACCGGATGTGGTAAGAGGCGGTAAACCATTTGAAAATTCAATTGAAGCAAATAAATATCGCGCCGAAGAAGATGCCGCAAAAGCGCAACAAGAAGCATTTAATACTGCTAAAACGCAAGCAGATTTGGCTGAACAAATTTCATTATTGCCAATAACAGGTTTTGATCAACCAATTGGCCAAACAACAAAATTTAATAAAGATCAAAGCGGCATTGTACCCGCTGGCGTGTGGACAGATCAACAAATGACCATGCCGGATGTCCGTCAAGCCGCAGAAGCAGCTCGCATAGCAGCTGCGCAACCAGCTGATACGTTCTTTACCGATTTGCAGCGCGTAAATGACAAACTTGCAGCTATCCGTGGCATGGATACAGCCAATCTTGTTGGCTCAGGACGCGGCGTTGCTGGCCCAACAGCAGAAGATATTCAAGCAGCCCGCGCAGTTGAAGCAAAACCAAATCCGCTTGGGGTTTATTCTCAAGCAACACGGCCAGCTGGCGCAATTAGCCCGTTTGAAGCTGCTGTTAGGGCAGCTATTTCTCCAGCACCAACAGAAAATGTTTATAATTACACTCCTACATTTACACCCCCTCCTGTATCAAAAGTAAATATGGCTGATTACAGTCAAACTGGCGATACAACGCCTGTAACAACTCAAACAGATACCGAGCCAGCACCAGAAACGGTCAAAACAGCTGCACAAGCCGCCGCCGCTCCGGTATTAGCCGTTGCAAAGAAAGCCGCAGTTACAACTCCCGCTACCGCACCAGCTGTTCAAAAAGGTGTTCTTGATCAACTCCTGTCAGGAGTAGATGCAGCCAATGCCAAGAGGATTGCAGAGCTTGAGCAGTCTGGTGAATTTGCTGGCGGTAACAAAGCACAAGTTGCATCCGCTCTTGGCGTTGACCCATCAGAATTAAAATCAAGAATTGTATTCCAAGACGGCAAACAAAAAGTAGATTACTATACAAAAGGTTTGGATCAGGCTTTGGGAGAAGCCATCACTGCTCCATTCCAAGCTGTAAGCAATTTGTTTGGATCAAATGTAAATAATCTTCCACGCGGTTCTTATGTCCGCGATCCACGTTTCTCAGATCTGTTTTCCCAAAATGTGCCATCAAAGGGCTATGGTCCTTATGGCGATTTGACTGCGGAAGAGTATCGTCAACAATATGGTGGACGGGATGTAACCCAGCCTGTTACACCAACTTCGGTTCCTGTAACGCCAGCACCAGTAACGCCAACGCCTGTTCCGCCCGCCCCTCCATCGGCGCAATCAGCTTGGTCGCGCACTCGCACGGGATTGCCCTATGATCCGTATAATTACGGTTATGGTGGTGAATATACTTATTATTCAGCAGAAGGCGGACCTGTTTCCCCTTTAAATAAAATACGGAAATAATCATGGCCGATCCAATGGAAGACGAAGATCAGGAAAACCAAGGTATGAGCGTTGAGCTTGAGCCTGAAGAAACTGATATGGAGGAAACAGAAGATGGCGGCGTCATTATTACTTTGGGTTCAGAAGTTGATGAAGAGCCTGAGTTCTATGTTAACCTTGCTGAAGAGCTTGATAATGGTTCTCTTAACGAGCTTGCAACGGATCTTCTTGATGCTGTGGCAAGAGATAAAGAGTCGCGTAAACAGCGCGATAAACAATATGAAGAAGGACTAAAGCGCACGGGTCTTGGCAATGATGCCCCCGGAGGCGCTCAATTCCAAGGTGCTTCGCGTGTTGTGCATCCAATCCTGACAGAAGTTTCGGTCGATTTTGCTGCGCGTGTAATCAAAGAAATATTTCCGCGTACTGGATCAGACTCTGGCCCTGTCAAAGATCAAATCATTGGCAAGCCAACGGTTGAAAAGGCTGAAAAAGCCAAGCGCAAGTCCATGTATATGAACTGGCAGCTGACCCAGCAGATGCCTGAGTTTCGTAACGAACTTGAACAGCTTCTGACGCAAGTGCCTCTTGGTGGTGCGCAGTATTTGAAGCTTACATGGGACAAGCGCCTTAAGCGTCCGCGTCCATTTCTTGTGACGATCGACGATATGTATCTGCCTTACGCAGCCACGTCTTTTTACACAGCTGACCGCAAAACGCACCGTCAACTTGTCACCCAGCTGGAATTTGACCGGCGCGTTGCCTCTGGCTTGTACCGTGACATTACACTGATCCCGACATCCATGCCGGAGCAGACTAAAGCTGCGGAAGCAAACGATAAGATTGAGGGACGTACAGCCACTGATTACTATGATGATGATGGTTTGCGTGAAATCTTTGAGATTTACGTCGAGTGCGAAATCTCAAAAGATAAAGAAACTAAGGGCGAAGTTGCCCCTTACATCGTTACAGTCGATGCAATTTCAAAAGAAATCTTGTCCATCTACCGCAATTGGGACGAAGATGATGAGCGTCGCATAGCATTGGATTGGATTATTGAATTTCCGTTTGTCCCGTGGCGCGGAGCCTATCCAATCGGCATGATCCACATGATTGGCGGCTTGTCAGCTGCAATCACCGGCTCTCTTCGCGCTTTGATGGATGCAGCTCATATCCAAAACAGCCAAACCGGTTTGAAATTGAAGGGTGGCAGCCGTGGCGGTCAGTCTTTAAACATTCAACCGACGCAAGTCATCGAGATTGAAGGCACACCAAACGACGGCGATATTCGAAAAACTTTCATGCCGCTGCCTTTCCCCGGACCATCACAGACTTTGTTCAGCTTGATGGGCTTCTTGGTCGATGCAGCCAAGGGTGTCGTGCGTACAACCTTTGAAGATCTGTCGGATAACCCCGATCGCCTGCCCGTTGGCACGACTTTGGCGCTTATCGAGCAGGGAATGACGGTTTTCAACGCCATTCATGCCCGTTTGCACGATGCCATGGGCAAGACGCTTATGGTTTTGCACCGTCTCAATGCAACTTATCTTGATGAAGAAGTTGTAATTGACGAATTGGGCGAGTTGATCGTCTATCGGAACGATTTTGAAGGCCCGATGGACGTTATTCCGGTATCGGATCCCAATATTTTCTCCGAAATGCAGCGTTTTGCGCAGCTTCAACTTATTGAATCACGCGCACAGGCTATGCCGCAGCTCTATGATTTGCGCAAAGTGGAAGAATTGATCCTTGAACGGACCAAAATACCCAATGCAAAGAGCCTTTTGCTGCCACAACCCAAACCTCATCGCCTAAATGCGGTCAATGAAAACGTTGCGGCATCGATGGGATCGCCTTTGGTGGCTTTTCCAGACCAAGACCATCTGGCTCACCTTCAGGTACACCTAAGCTACATCACAAATCCGATCCTTGGCGCCAATCCCATCATGGCTCCGGTCGTTATCCCCGCCATGTTGAACCATGTTAAAGACCATTTGGCTCTTTGGTATGTAAACAAGACGGTTGAAGTGGCATCTCAGGCTGCTGGCATGGATATTACTAACTTGATGGATCCAGAAAATCCGGAAGTCGATCGTGAGTTTGACCGCATGCTGGCGGCAGCTGATTCTCATGTTGAACAGTCATCAATGCAGGAATTGCAGGCTATTCCGGCAATCATTCAGCAGGCAATGCAAGTGCTGCAATCCATGCAAGGTCAACCGGCAATGGATCCAAACGCGATTGCCATGGCCCAAATCCAAGCACAACAGGCAGAAACACAGCGCCGTGCGCAGGCTGATGCGCAAAAGGCGCAACTTGATCAAGCCAAGCTGGCAGTGGAGAGCCAGACTAAGGCAGCAGAGCTTCAGGCGAAAGAGCAGATGAACCGTGAGGACAACCAAACGGCAATGTTGATAGCGGCGTCTGAAATCGAGGCTGGTCATAGGACCAATCTCAAAACTGGCACAGGCATTATGAAAGGATGACCGCAATGAAAGGTCCAATTGCACAGCATAAACGCATGGCTATGGGAATGGCTATTCCCCAGCACAAAGGCAAAGCAGCACCTATGAAAAAGGGTGGCGCAGCTTGGGAAGGTTCCGCAATGGATACCGCTCAAGACAAGAAACTTGCCAAGAAGCACAAGATGTCTATGAAAGACTGGGAAAAGTCCTCGATGGACGTAAAGCACGATCGACAGAAGTCGATGAAAGGATTGAAGCGCGGTGGCAAGGCTTGCTGAGCTTCCTTTAATTGAGCGGGTGCTATTTGCGCTGAAGAAAGAGCAAAGAGAATTTGCCGACAGCGCATTAGCACATCCCGCTGAACGAGACGCCTTTGAATATGGGCGTGTGTCCGGACATTTTTCCGGTATTCAGAAAGCCATCCAAACCATAGAAGATGCGCTTTCAGCAACAGACGAGGATAACGATCATGGCTTTATCCGCCGTGGTGAATCTCGCTTCACCATCAGAAATTGATGAAGCATTTCCAAAGATGGACTTTGGGATTGCACCTACTGGCTCGCGGGTCTTAGTACAAATCCGTAGGCCAAAATCCAAAATCGGCAATATTCTTTTGTCCGATTACTCAAAAGATGCAGAACAAGACAATACTCAGGTTGCCAAGGTTGTCGGGGTAGGGCCGTTAGCTTTTCGCAATAGAAACACTATGGAACTCTGGCCGGAGGGGGCTTGGTACAAGGAAGGTGACTTTGTTTTCGTTTCAAAGTATGCTGGCTCACGCTGGCGTCGGGATATTCCCGGCCAAAAGGGCGAAAAGGTCGAGTTTGTGATTTTCAACGATCTGGACATCGTTGGCCTTGTAACCACGGATCCGCTTTCCGTTCAGGCTTATTTGTGAGGGAGATAAGCCATGGCTGATAAGCAAAAACAACTCTTTGACGACGAGGACGATTTTGAAATCGTCGAATTGAAAGAAGACGATGGCGATGATGAATCTGATCAAGAAAATCTTAGCGATGCTAGGGATGACGGAGACGACGACCGCCTCGAAGCCGACCAACACGACGCCCAAGACGAAGGCACGGACGGCCA